CAAATTAGCATCAGTGCTTCCCCTAACTTCTTCAATCAAACATTGTCAGGTGGAGTAAACGGAACATCTTCAACATTAGCTAATATCGAAGCTGCATATGATACTCTTACAAATAAAGATTTGTATTCAGTTGACTTGTTTATGTGCGGTGCGTTCTCTGTTGGTTTAGTTGGTGACGTTGAACGATATGTTGTTGAAAATATTGTTGGTTCTAGACTTGATTGTGTAGCCTTTGTATCTCCTCACACAAACGGTTCACCAATTAAAGATAGTTCAACTGCTGCACAAACTGTAGCAGCATTCAAAGCATCATGCACTATTCCAGACCAAGCAGGTTCATATGGTTTCATGGAAACTGGTATGAAATATATCTATGACAGATATTCTAAGAAATATCGTTATGTTCCTATGAATGGTGATATGGCCGGTCTTGCGGCAAGAACAGATAATACAAATGATCCATGGTGGTCTTTTGCCGGATTTAATCGTGGTGGTATCAAGAATGTTATTAAATTCGCATACAATCCAGGTCAAGCAGATCGTGATTATTTGTACCCTAAAGGTATTAATCCTTGCGTAATGGATGCAAGTTCTGGACCTACATTGTTAGGCGACAGAACAATGACAACAAAACCTTCAGCCTTTGATAGAATCAATGTTCGTAGATTGTTTATTGTATTGGAAAAGGCTATCAGTAAAGCGTCTAAATACCAAATGTTTGAATTCAATGACAGTTTTACTCAAGCACAATTCAAGAATATGGTAGAACCATTTTTGAAAGGTGTTAAAGGTAGACGTGGTATTACAGACTTCATGGTTCGTTGTGATAGTACTAATAATACGGGTGATGTTGTTGATAGAAATGAGTTTATTGCTGAAATTTATATCAAACCAGCTCGCAGTATTAATTTTATCACATTATCATTTGTAGCCACTCGATCGGATGTTGCTTTTAGTACAGTAGTAGGCGCATAAATAATATAAAAGTCCTCTTGAAATATAGAGGACTTTATCAACTATAGGATAATAAAAATATGTCAATTTTATCATTTAAAACTGCTCTAAAAGCGGGTGGAGCTCGTGCTAACCAATTTAGAGTTACATTAAATTTCCCATCATTCGTTAATGGTACTTCGGCTGCAACTAAAGCACAATTTTTGTGTAATGCAACTTCTTTACCTGGACAAGCTGTTAATATTACTCAAGTTATGTATCGTGGTCGACAAGTAAAACTTGCAGGTGAACGTACATTTGATAACTGGCAAGTAACGGTGCTTAATGACAACGATTTCGATGTTCATAATGCATTTGAAGCATGGATGCAACAGATAAATAATAAACAAGAAAATAGTGGTATGATTAATCCATTACAATATACTGTTAATATGAATGTAGAACAGTTAGATCGTAATGGCGTTACATTGAAGAAATATACTTTCCAAGATGCATGGCCTACTATGATTTCACCAATTGCTCTTAACTTCGGTGACAATGATACAGTTGAAACATTTACTGTAGACTTTGCATACGGATGGTTTGAAGCTGAGTCTTACTCAGGTGGTCAACTTGTTTTATCAACTCCACTTGGAACATTATAATATTATATGAACTTACTTGAAAACGCTTTAGGAATGTTTGGTTTACAGATTACACCTTCTGGTAGTAAACCAAAATTATCAGCAGAATTATCTACAGGATTGGATGATGAAGGTTCGACCACATCGTTAAATTCTACTGCCTTAGCGGGTTCGTTTGGTACATATTTAGACCAAGACGGTCAAATTAAAACAGAAGTAGAGGCAATTCGCAAATATCGTGAAATGTCTCTATTCGCTGAAGTTGATGTTGCAATTCAAGAAATTGTAAACGAAGCAATTCCTTCAGAGCAAGATAGTAAGATGATTAAGCTTGATTTGGATGACTTACATGATATGTCAGCATCTTCTAAAGCTAAAATTCAAGCAGAATTTGATACAACTTTAAAATTATTAAATTACGATGAACATGCAGCAGATTACTTTAAGAAGTGGTATGTTGACGGAAGAATCGCATTTCAAATTGTTGTAGATATAGACAATACATCAACTGGTATTCAAAAACTAATTCTCTTAGATTCTCAAAATCTAAAGAAAATGAAAGATGTAACTACTAGAAATACCGTTTCAGGTGCTAAAGTAATTGAAAAAGTAGAAGAATACTTCTTATACAGTGAAGTTGGATTTGGTGTTGCTAGGTCTCCATCTGGTTCATCTATAGCACCAACAATGGGATTGAAAATATCTCGTGATGCTATCGTATTCTGTACAAGTGGATTAACTGACGGTGTAAATGGTATGATTATAAGCCATTTGAATAAAGCTATCAGACCGATTAATCAATTACGTATGTTAGAAGATGCAACAGTTGTATATTTTATTGCTCGTGCACCAGAAAGACGAGTATTTTATATTGACGTTGGAAATCTTCCAAAATTAAAAGCTGAACAATACCTAAAAGATATTATGAATAGGTATCGTAATAAAGTGGTATATGATGCTAAAACGGGTGATGTTAAAAACGATAAGAAATATATGTCAATGCTTGAGGATTTCTGGATGCCCAGGCGCGATGGGTGCTTTTCGCTAGATACTAAAATTAAATTACTTGATGGACGTAATGTTGAATTAGGACAGTTAATAGTTGAACATAAATTAGGTAAAGTTAATTGGGTATATTCGGTTTCTCCTACAGGAAAAGTTGTACCTGGAAAGATTTCATGGGCTGGCGTAACTCGCACGGATGCAGAAGTATTAGACGTATATCTCGATAACGGTGAAGTAATTACAGCAACACCAGACCATAAGTTCATACTTAGAAATGGCGAGAAAATTGAGGCACAATATCTTCAAGCAGGATCTTCATTGATGCCACTTTATACAGAAAATAAAATTATGTATGGAGATAAAGATTATGAATATTTACTTGATAATGAATCGAATAAATGGATTACAACGCATTCAATGTCATCCGATTTTATCAATGGCGAAAGAACTAAATCAGATGTGATTCATCATGAGAATTTTAACAGATTTGACAATACACCGACAAATCTTAGAAAAATGACAAAACAAGATCATTTAGACTTACATGCAGGCTATAATAGTGTATGGAAAACTGAGGAAGCTGTACTTAAATGGAAAAAAGCGTTATCTGAATCCGGTAAAGCATTTTTTGATACAGAAGAAGGTCAAAAACGAAAATTAGAAATATCAGAAAATAATAAAACATGCGAAGCTGTATGGAAAGGTTTAGCTACCGGTAGATCTAAAATAAAAGAAATTAGAGAATTTGATAAAAATACACTTTCACATGAAGAATATCTACTTAAATGGAGTAAAGGGTTAGATAAATTTAATAAAGCAGGTACAGCTCATATTAATAAAGCAACAGACGAAAAATATAGTAAATATGATATTGCTTTAATAGTAGAAATAATTAAAAAAATTGATAAACAATATATATTAAATAAAGATATAATTTCAAATGTTTCTGTGGTATATCCGGATTTTAAAGAGTCTACTTTGAGATATTTACTTAAAAGAAATGGGTACGATTCTATAGGAGAATTCTTAGCAAAAAATATAAGTGAAGATAAAATTCAACCAAATAGATTATATTCTGTAAAATCAAATCATAAAGTATTAAAAGTTGTCCGTAGAACTGATAAGATTGATGTAGGAACACTTACTATTGATGAAAATCATGAATATCATGATTATCACAATTTTGCTTTAAGTTCAGGTATATTTGTAATGAACTCTAAAGGAACTCAAATAGAATCATTGCCTGGTGCACAAAATATTACTGGTTATTTAGATTCTTTGACTTGGTTTAAAGAGAAGATGTACGAATCTCTTAATATTCCAAAGAGCAGACTTCAACAAGAAAATGGGTTCAGTTTAGGACAATCTACATCAATATCAAGAGATGAAGTAACCTTTCAAAAGTTCATTGATAGGCTTCGTAATAAATTCTCTCAATTATTATATGATACTTTATCTACACAATTATCATTAAAAGGTATTGTTAGTAAAGAAGAGTGGAATGAGATTAAACCATTCATTAAATTAAATTTCCAAAAAGATAATTACTTTAGTGAATTAAAAGAACAAGAAATTTGGACTACAAGATTTCAAATGTTATCTCAAGTTGATAATTATTTGCAGAAGTATATCA